TTCGTCTGTCTAAGTTTGCAAGATATACCGGCAATTTTACAGCCCCAACCGAACCATTCCCAGATCAAGGACAACTCTAATGAAGATAGCAAAAATGAACGGGTCTACATTAGTTTCTGTAGGAACTCCTAAAGAACTATACCCCAATACTAAATTTCCAGTAAAAGGACCAACTGATGATTGGCTTACAAATGCCTCATGCGTCAGAGCAGTAGAGTTCCTAGACTTCAACAAAGCTACCCATAGAAGCGAAAGTGTTACTCCGTATATTTCAGATGGCACTGTATACACTCGCCGTGTAGTTGCACTAACCTCTGATGAAATAGCTGCTATTGCTGCGGCTGTTGTTGTAGCAACAAAGCTGCGGAACCGTGCGGAACGGGACAGGCTATTAGCTGCTTGTGATTGGGTTGCTATTAAAGCGTTGGAGGCTGGTGGTTCTGTACCGTCAGCTTGGGTCACATACCGCACAGCATTACGTAACATTACTGCCCACTCTAACTGGCCCGACTTAGTGTCCCCAGACATAAACGGTGACGGTGGTGATTGGCCTACTGCGCCATGAACATTAACTGGACAGTCGTAACAATAGCAGGTGCTTTACTATTACAAGGAGCCGCTGTAGTGTGGGCTGTGTCAGCAATGGTGTTAGACATTAGGTACAACCGTATGGACATATCAGAGATGCGTTTAGATTCGTCTAGGCTAGCTGATGAAATACATGAGAATGATATAATGATAGCACGTATTGATGCTAATGTTACTGCAATAAAAGAAGCGTTAAACGTAGTAACATTAAATCATAGTTCAAGGAATTAAAAGTGACACGAATAATTGCCGCTATAGTACTTCTCTTGGTAGGAAGTTTAACCACAGCACAGGCTGCTGATACTATATATACTGACAATACTAGCAAGGTAACTTCTGGTGGGACGATGGACACCACTGTTCGTAGTCCTCCTCCTTCAGCAATCACCCCACAAATAAGCTCAGGTACAGGTGATCTATGTACCATTGGAGTTGCGGGTGCAGTACAGACACAGATCCTTGGTATCTCTATGGGTACAGTTTACACTGAAGAGAATTGCCTACGACTAAAGAAGTCAAAGACTATGTATGACATGGGCATGAAAGTAGCAGCTGTATCTATCATGTGCCAAGATGAGAATGTGTGGTCAGCAATGATGAACGCTGGTACACCTTGCCCTAAGGATGGTATGATTGGTGATGCAGCTAAGAGGGCATGGGAGATAGAAGCTCTTACGAAGCCTGTGCCTGCACCAAAAGGCAGTATAATAAAAGGTTTAGCTAATGTTGATAATGATACAAAGGTTGGCATTGGTGCTGTACTTAGCATCCTTGGCATCTTATTCTTACTCTGATCCATACTCTTATGGTGCAACTAGTAATGCTGCAGCCAATGGACTTAGCTGGGGTATGCCCTCTGTATTCCCTTCGGCTACAGGGCTAGATGTAAATGGTTTGATCTATCGTTACACCACTGTTAAGAATGTAGAAGATAATATGAAGGTACACGTTGGTAATCTAAACGCTAGCGGAAGTGGTTATACCTTTAGAGAGACAGATGATTGGTCAGGACTACCTAGTAATACAATAACAAAATCGTTTTCCCTTGGTAATATACCAGCTGCTGCTTGGGGTGCAGGGTCTATTGAAGTTGAAGGTACAGGACAAGTTACAAATCCAGTTGTTATATACAACTACAGAATTGATGAGTGCTACGATCCACAGCTAAACCCTGCGTGTTCAGGATATGTTAAACCAGTACCTGTCGTAGTTGAGGTAGATATATACGATGCGTTAGAAGATAGTACTGTAGTAGAAGTATTAGATGAAGATACAGAATTTAAATATGACGAAGATGGTAACCGTATAATTGAAGATAAAGAAGATAAGAAAGTTTCTAGACTTGAGATGGGCCTAACAGCTTCTGCCAATGCTTTAACAATCTTTAGAGCACAGGGCCAAGCAGAGATAATAAACCAGATTAACTTACAGACAGACTTAGCTATGTACTACAACTCTTCTATCAATGGCGGTTTTTACAAAGACAGTAACTCTCTTGCAGATTCTAATTTACCAGACAATCCAAAGGCGTTTAGAAATCATCTAGCCCAACAACTGCGGCACGAAGAGATGGTTCAATTACAGTATAACTAATGAGGTTCAATATGAAATATCCTATTCTAATTCTTTCCCTTTGCGCTACACCTGTGTTGGCAGATGTTAATATTGCTGGAAGCGTAGAAGCTAAGTGCATAATCCAGACAGACACTGGTGGCATTTACGGAAACCCAACAGCTACCAAACTCAGCACTCTACCTGCTGACGGTGGAGTAATACCAATCGTGCGGTACGATGTAGCTGTAGCAAACTATTACACTGCTAAGATTACTCACCCGTCAGCTTTCTCGTCCTCACCAACTTTGACTGACACAGTGGCTTGGACAGGGGTAAGCTCAGTGGCTCAAACAACTGTCGCTGGGATGGCAGCTTATGACGCAGCAAAAGTTGTGTACGGTTCTACTACTAATTTTAATCTGACGATTGCTGGTAGCACTTGGTTTAAGACCGCTAGTACTGCTACGTATGGTGTTGGCAAAGCGTTTCCAGGTGGTTCATACACTGCTGTTGTACAGGCTGAGTGCATTGCTAACTAAAGTAGCCTTATTAATTATGTTGTGGACGTCTTCATTAACAGCACACGAGATGACACCTGCGTATCCTAAGATTAAATCATCTTATGTATCAGGTGTAGTAAAAGTTGAGATGTCTATCTTTAATTATCGATCAGACGTCAAGTATTATCAGGTTGATGTTTTTGACATAGACTGGAAGAAAGTACCTTTCTCAACTCAGTATAAAGTATTAAAAGTTAAACACAGTGAACGTAATAACTTTAATGTGTACATACGTAAAACAGATTTAAAACGTGCAGTGTATTTATGTACAACATCTAAAGTTAAAAAACAAGTGGGTGTTAATACTTTAGTCTCATCTCGTATATGTTCTAGGTTAGATGGCGCAAGGCCATGAGGTTAGCAGTCGCTTTATTCTTTGTGGCTACAGCAGTAAATGCGGAAAGCAATTCTCTTGCATTACAACTGCCAAGCCCACCACTAAACTATCAGTCTGACCGCTTCAAGGCTGGTAATCTTGATTGTTCAAATGCTGTAGGGGGTGCTACTAACTTAGAGTTTGGTGTGACTGGTGTAATGACTGACTTAAATAGTAGTACGGCACGGGGTAAAGACATAGGTATATATGCTCGTATTGTTATACCATTAGATAAACCAAAAGCTAGAATAAACTGTAATGATTTATTCCAACTTGAAATGACACAACGCCGTTTAGAAATACAAATGCTTAGGGCAGAGTTAGATCAACTAAAACGGTTACAACAGTCTGGTGATAATGGCGAAGATGATATGGAGTTTGAAAACTAATGACTGACCTGACTAAAGTTGCTGACAATATTGATGGTCTTGCTGATCGTCAGGTAAATGCAGGTGGTTTTAGATTTACGTTTGCTTCAGTCTTTGCAATCTTTACTTTTATATCAACAGTTGTTGGTGGCCTATACGGTGGCTTTGTTTTGTATCAAAAGATTGAGGGTGTAGCAGGACTAGACCTTGGTGCATACCAACAACAGATGGATGTTATGGATGCACGAATGGCTGGTATAGCTGAGAAGGTAGAAGAAGGTGTAGAGTATTCTCGTGCTATAAAGAATGGTCTGACAGATGACATCTTACGTATTGAACAACAAACAGATCGTGTTGAAGACATGGTGCGTGAAGCAGAAGGTAAAGTTAGGGCTATGATTGATGCAGCTGAAATAAGATTTGAAAACCAGAGGGAGCGTCTACGTATATCACAAGGTTCAGACTTAAAAGATTTAGAGAATCGCCTTACATCTAAACTACAGAGGGCATTAGATAATCCTCTAGCAGACTAAAGAACACTTGACTTTTTTGTCTTTTTGAGTTAAACTATAGTAATGCAAATAGATAATAATAAGGCCCTTGCTGATGGGTTAGAGTTATTTAAACAGAGTAAATGGCACAGGATATATAACGTAGATGACATCTACAGATACCTTATAGCCCCTATAAAATACAATAGGATACGTCTGTACTATCAAGAAGACAAGCCCATAGGTTTAGTTACTTGGTGCTGGTTAGATAAGCAAGCTGGTAAGGATTTTTTACAAGGCCAGTATTACATAACAGAAGATGACTACGTAGAAGACAACAGGGAAGAGCTTTGGGGTATTGAGTTTATAACTCCTTATGGACATGCAAGACAAGTAATGTCTTTGATACTCAAGCATCACAAAGATCTTTATAAAAAACAAGAAAAAATAAACTGGCGTAGACTACATGAACCAGCCAAAAGACATACAAGAGAGTTTAAAACATGAGCTATTATAATCCCTTTATGCCAACTCGTCACCTACACCCAAGGTCGTATGGGCTTATGGTATTTGGGGGAGGTGGTGGTGGTAGCCCTGTACTTGATGCCGTTGCTGCTTCTCCAATGCAACCCGTGGCTGCTGCACCTGTAGCTGCTGCACCCGTAGCTGCTGCACCCGTGTTTACATCTTCTAAGCCTGAGCTTGCTAATCAAACTTTTGATACAGAAGCTGCGAAGAATGCAGCAGAGGCTGAAGTTGATAAAGATAATAAAGCTATTGCTGACTACAACACATCTCTTAGCTCTGCTATAGCTGGCGTTAACAGTACAGGCCTCGATGCACTAGGTAAGTCTCAACTAGAGCAGAATGCTGCTGCTGGTGTAGCTAAGCCTGCTGTAACTTACGGCGCAGATAAAATAAAAACTAGTTATGATACTACTCTACAAGGCCTACAAACAGCTGCTGCTACAGCAGGCCAGACTGCAGGAGTACAGATAGCCTCAGGTCAGCGTAACTTGGTAAATAAATCTATCACTGACCCTGCATCCCTAGCTACTACACAAAATGTAGTTTCTATTAACCCTGATACAGTAGGGACTAGCATACCTCAAGGTACTGGCCTGCTACCTACTGCAGCCCCTACTGCTGCTGGGGCTACTGTTGGAACTGCTGCTAGTGCGGCTGGCCCTGCGCCTATAACTGCAGCTACTATGGATTCTGCTACCACCCAGCCTGCTGTTGCGACTGCTGTGGCTGGCACTGATGCTGCACAAGGTACGCTATCAGATGGCTCTACCGTAACTGCTGCCAGTATGACGCCTACTGATACTGCTGTGTCTAACTTAGTTGCAGCAAAGGGTGAGGCTATTGTACTAAATAACCCTGTTACTAGAGACATTCAAGCTGGTGAGATTATTACTGGTGCCGCTGATGCTACTGCAGCTGCTGCTTTCACTGAGCAGGTACAGGCTGCTACTGCTACGCCCTCTACACAGGCTACAGTACAAGGCCAGCTTACAGAGCTTATGTCAGACTTTGATGGTGGTGCTACACCCTCATGGGCTGCAGGCGCTATGCGTAGTGCTACAGCGCAGATGGCTGCTCGTGGCTTGGGTGCATCATCTATGGCTGGACAGGCCCTTGTACAGGCCGCTATGGAAGCCGCACTACCCATTGCAGCCTCTGATGCCCAGACTGTTGCAGGCTTTGAGATGGCTAACCTGTCAAACAGGCAGCAACGTGCTATGCTGGCTGCTCAGCAACGAGCTTCATTCATGGGCCAAGAGTTTGATCAAGCCTTCCAAGCTAGGGTACAGAATGCATCTCGTGTCTCTGACGCAGCTAACATGAACTTCACTGCTGATCAACAGGTCGCACTAGAGAACTCCCGTAACGCCAACACAATTAACATGGCAAACCTAACCAATACTCAAGCTATGCTAATGGGTGAGGCTGCTGCTATCTCAGGCCTAGAGTCACAGAACTTATCTAACCAACAGCAGGCTGCTGTACAGAATGCTCAGACCTTCTTGCAGATGGACATGACTAACCTGAATAACCTGCAGCAGACAGAGATGTTTAAGGCTCAGTCTGTCATACAGTCTATCTTTACTGATCAGGCTGCAGAGAATGCTGCAAAGCAGTTCAATGCATCTAGTGAGAATCAAACTAAGCAGTTCATGGCTAACATGAGGACACAAGTAAACCAGTTCAAT